GAAGATTGGAATGATGAAAACGAAGATGAGTAACTGATATAAATAACTACTTAATAATGAGTAAAGGTTTAACCAATGCTTAATAAAACACCCCTAATAGATATGTCAGCTAAATATTTGACGCGAACAGTTAAATCAACAGCGGCTGATAGGGAAAATGAATCCGAAACTGTACCGTTTGTACATTTCAAAAATATTACAATCGAAAATTTAGTCTCTAAGGGTGATTCAAAAAAGATCAACGAATCGCTCCTAGAAGACGCTAATCAAATCCTTTACGAGCATCCTAAAATCGCGTGGCACAAAATAAACGATAATGAACATATCGGGAAAACCTCTAATTCTATTAGTACTGCTCTAAGCAAACACGCCAGAAAAATAAAGACAGGTAGCGAAGATCATAGAGCGATAGAATCATACACAAATTCAAGTAAATATTTAAATGAACATTTACTTAGAAAGAGACCTTCTGCGGGAGATAAAAGCTATTATAATCCACATGCTAAACGTCTTCATCGTATTGTCAGCACACCGCTTGGACATGATGTGCACTTATATTCAGGCGTAAAGAGTGATCCGAGAAAGTGGGAAAAGAATTCACAAGGTCATATTAGGCTAAGGGCGTTTACGTCGATGACACACGACAAGAAGATTGCTCACCACTTTGCACATAAACACATCCTCGCCAAAGCTTTTAGTAAGAATAAAAATGTTCATATCATTCATTTGCATGCTAAAGCTACAGACTACGGCATGCATGTAGGAAAGCATTCTGCATTTAAAGAAGAACACGAAACAATAATTCCTGCCGATACATACATTAAGCCCCACCCAAAACATAAAACCCCTGAAATTTACCATGCTCCGGATGGCTCGACAGTCCACATTCACCATTACGTGATTCACAAACAGACCCATCCCGACAATTATGAACCACATAGCAAGTAATAAATATGGGAACAGGAGATGTTCCCATGTGGTTATTCAATAATAGCGAACTAGATGAAACACAACTGGATGGTTATATTGGGTTTGTGTATATTATTACAAATCTTTCTACAAATCGTAAATATATCGGAAAGAAAAGATTAAAGTTTAAACGGACTAAGCAAGTTAAAGGTAAGAAAAAGAAAGTTTTAATAGATTCAGACTGGAGAACTTATTGGGGATCCAATAAGACACTAATAGAAGAGGTCAAACAGTTTGGTCCAGAGAACTATAAACGAGAGATTCTTAGGTTTTGTAAATCTAAAGGTGAGATGAACTATTTTGAACTTTGGTATCAGATTACAATGGGTGCTTTGGAATCTGATGATTTCTACAACGATTGGGCATCTTGTAAAATCCATAAGACTCATCTAAAAAATATTGACTTTTCTATCCAAAGATAGTATAATGATTCTGTGAATGCTATAGGAAAAGTGTCATGACTTTTAACTTAGACGAAGTCAGAGAGTTCATTAGAACTTCGTCTCCCGACTCAAAGATCTATATCGGTGGTGACTCAGAGAGATTTAAGTCTCGTGGAGTCTGGTATGCCGATTATGCTATTGTAGTCGTGGTACATATCAACGGCAAGAATGGTTGTAAGGTTTTCGGCGAAATCACGCGTGAGGTGGATTATGACCGTAAGCCAGGTAGACCTTCTATTCGACTGATGAATGAAGTCATAAAGGTGGCTGAGCTTTACTGTAAGCTAGCCGATGTTATTGGTGATAGGGCAACTGAGATCCATGTAGATCTAAATTCAAACGAAAAGTACGGTTCATCCTGTGTTGTATCCCAAGCTATCGGATACATTACAGGCACATGTAATATTAGACCAAAGATTAAGCCTTATGCCTGGGCAGCATCAATCGCGGCGGATCGCTTTAAGGAGTTAGCCGCCTAGCCTAAATAAAGAAGGAACCAAACATGCAAAAGCGCATCGTAATGGTTGCGCTTTTGGGTTTGAGCATGACTGTATTTGGGCAAAAGCCTCTATACGCAACTACTCAAGATCCTATCATAGAGCAGATAGGTTCACTCAATAACGCTCTTACTCGAAAGCATAGGCCCCAAAGACCTACAGCAACTAGACAACAACTTTCCACTGTCTCTTGGTATAGACACGGTAAAATAACCGCTAGCGGAGAAAGATTTAATCCAATGGGTCTGACTACAGCACATAGAAGTCTACCTTTCGGAACTAGAATCAGGTTTATTAATCCAGAAAATGGCTCATCTGTTATAGTAACAGTGAATGATCGCGGGCCTTTTATCAGACACAGAGAGTTTGATCTTAGTATGGGTTCAGCTCAACTCCTGGGGATTATAGAAAGAGGAGTTGTAAATCTTGTTTTTGAAATACTTGAATGATTTGAAGGAGAAACTAATGCCACGTCCAAAGAGTTCTAAGAACCGCACTGTTGAACAAGAAGCACCTAAGCAGCCGGTTCAAGAGTTTGATTATGATACTATGGGTGATACTGCCTACGCACAAGTTATGTCGGGTAGTATTCCCCAAGTAGCTCCAGCATGGACTCAGCCTATCGATGATGAGACTGCGGCTCTTGTGTCTAATGAGCCCATCGAACCTATCAGTGCTGTGACATTGCAACCTATGGCAACTGACGGTATTCAACTTCAAAATACCCTTTCCACGAACTATCTATTGAAGGAAAGTCTTTATCTAGTTGAAGGCAAGGTCCGCCTTGATCAGATGGGTTCTCCTCCTATTCATGCCGATCAGCGTAGGATTGTCAGTGCTACCTCCGATGATGAAGCACTGCAGAAGTTCATGCGCTATTTTGCTAATATGTCAAATGAAATGCAGACTTATACAGTCGTGAGTGCAGCCGCGTCGGGGGCTATTCTCTAATGAATGTTGAACTTTATTCAAAGGACGACTGTGCCTTTTGCACTAAGGCTAAGAATCTCCTAAACTCTCTTGCTATTCCATTTACTGAACAGCGACTTGGTGTTCACTTTACTCGCGAGATTCTTTTGGAAAAGTTCCCCACTGCCATGACTTTTCCCGTCGTAGTAGTTGACGGAATGTACATTGGCGGTTATAGTAACCTTGTCGAGGAATGTAAGAAGATGGATTCTCGACTTTTTCTGAGGGATTGATAGAATGATGTATGACCGTGATACTCTACTCAAGGATCTTCGATCTAATGTAATCGAAGTGCACTTTACGAAGACAGATGGCTCAAATCGAGTGATGAAGTGTACTCTACAACCAAAGTATCTACCGGAATCTTTCACAAAGTCTCTCGAAGAACAAGCACAAGAAAAGGATTTTCATCAAAGGAATCCAGAAGTGCTTGCTGTTTGGGACATCGAGAATAACGGCTGGCGATCATTTCGGATTGATTCCGTCACTTATTGTCAACTTCTAGATTCATTTTATTGAGGATTATTGATTATGGCTTACTGGGGTTACCATTCAATGTATGACTGCTCCGATTGTAACTCGGAAGCGATACGGGACTACAATACTATCTATCGGTTTACAAAGGAGTTGGTCAAGCGTATTGACATGGTCGCCTATGGTGAACCACAAATAGTGCACTTTGGATCTGGCGACAAGGCTGGTTTTTCGATGGTACAATTGATTGAAACATCTAATATCTGCGCTCATTTCGTGAACGAATACAATCACATCTATCTGGATGTTTTTTCATGCAAACGCTACGACACAACTGTTGTTGAAGATCTCCTTTACGAGTACTTCGATGCTGGATCCATTCGTAAGTCTTTCCTGACGCGTCAAGCATGATTACTGGATTTACATGTGGTGCATTTGATCTTCTTCACCCTGGTCATGTGCACTTTCTTGGTGTGTGTAAGAAGCACTGTGACCAACTGATTGTGGGATTACATACAGATCCTACCTTAGATCGGCACACAAAGAACAAGCCCATTCAGTCTGTATTTGAACGCTGGTATCAACTCAAGGCGCATCTTGGTCCTAACGATCTGATTATCCCATATGATACAGAGCTTGATCTGTTGAATATGCTTGGAATGCTCCCAATCAACAAGAGATTCCTTGGAACTGATTATATGCAGTTTGAGGATGCAATAACGGGCTTTGATCGTTGTAAACTGCGAAACATCGAACTTGTCTATATTCAAAGAGATCATACATATAGTTCCTCTGAGCTGAGGAACAGACTCAAGCAATCATGACAGATATACTTTATAAGTGGCATAAGCTTAATCATATTGTAATCAATACTACTCGAGTTACTAAAACACTTCTTGAACTATGTACGATTCATGCACCACCCGGACTTAAGTTGGAGTTTGGTGTAGCTACTGGTTCTACGATTAATAGAATAGCTGCTCATACAACTGATTTAGTTTCCTGAGCCATGGTTGACTATGGATAAAGGTCACTTCTCTACTGGTGGCGTTTTACCCGAAGTTAGAGAAAATGTTAGACTAATCAAGGGATGGTTTTCCGATACTCTGCCTAGATTTCTCGAAGAAACTCCCGGAGAAATAGGATTTTGTCATGTTGACTGTGATCTCTATTCATCCACAACTTTTATTTTGAATAGTATAGGCAATAGATTTGCTGAGAAATCTGTTATCATTTTTGATGAGTTAGCGGGTTTTAATGGTTATGAGGATCATGAGTTCAAGGCATTCCTCGAGTTTCTTGTAAACTTCAAGTATGATTTTGATTTTCTTGGAAGAGTAGACGCAGAAAGTTATGCTTTTAGATTGAGGAAAGAATGAATATAGCTATTGTTACCGGAGCCTATGGTTACATTGGCTCTGTATTGACTAAGGTTCTCAAAGAACATGGCCATTATGTTTTTGGAGTTGATAACGACCCCAATGCACTTAAGGATTGGCTTAGTAACAAGCAACAAAGAACTAAGTACTGTGATGATTTTGTTGCTAACTGTTTTGCCTCACAAGACGTGCTTCATCTAATTGAAAAGTATCCTACAGCTACAATCTATCACTTGGCTGCAAATAGTCTTCTTGGACCTAGTGCTACAGAGCCCCTTAAATATTTTGAAAACAACACCGCCAAGACATTAACTCTTCTGCAGCATCTAAGACCCACGAATAAGTTGGTCTTTGCTTCTACTGCTGCTGTATATGGATTGACTAACAAGAGATCGGTCCGAGAGACAGATAAACTCGATCCCCCAAATAACTACGGTCTTTCTAAGCTTTGGTCTGAACAGATGTTCGACAAGTACTATGAGCTGGGTAACATGAAGATTACCTCGTTTAGGTTCTTCAATGTGATTGGTGCTTATGGTGATGTTGGCCAACAGAAGGGGACGCCACACATCATCAATAAGCTTTGTGAAGCAGCTGCAAAGAACATTCCGTTTGAGATCTATGGTGATGATTATGAGACTGCAGACGGTACTTGTGTTCGTGACTATGTACATGTTCTTGATATCTGTGGAGCTCTTATCCACGCAACGGAATATATGGATAAGCTAGAAATCCCATGTCATCTGAAGTATAATCTGGGTACTAAGTCTGGGGTTACTGTCAAAGAGATTGTAGAAAAGTTTCAACTCATTTCTCAGAACAGAAACTTTCTGGTTGAGATAGTTGATCGTCGGATTGGTGATCCTGCTTATCTAGTTGCTAATCCATCAAAGTTCATTAAAGAGACAAAGTTCAAATATAAGCACAGCTCTGATCTTCATGAAATGATCAGAAGCGCATGGGAGTATTACAAGTAATCTTGTATGGTGGATAATTCTTTATTTTTACAATTATCAAAATGAAATTTATACATGCCCCCACCTCTTCCTTCTTTACCACAATGAGGGCAAATAACATAGATTTGAGACACGTGTCTTCCTTCTAATTTCTGTTTTGTCGTCACAGCCAAACCTGAAAAAGGATTGTTTCCAGATATAGTTCTTTCGATTGCTTTTTTGCTTTGTTTTTTCTTTATAGATAGACTATATTCGGGGTCGTTCATTTCTTTAATTGTTCTACGTAATCTGTTCATTTTTGAAATTCGGGATTACAAAAATGATGAATACCGTCTTTTACTCGTTTCGCTTCTCTTTCCTTACTTATCTTTCTGTGTTTCTGCCTTGTCGTTTCAGATTTTATTATGCCAGCTGAACCGTCACCACCGTCAGTTCCGTTTCTTAAAATGCCAGTACCATTATCTTTTCTTGCATACCACCTGATATATCTTCGTTCAAGTGCTAATGCACCTATTTCAGTAAGATTGGTTTCTAAAAAGACTATCAGACGAGGATCTTTTGGTTTACGCACATTTCTTGCATCACTAAAAGCTCTTTTACCTTTACCCTTTCCTATATAATAGGGGGTTCCGTCTTTTCTTAAATAGGCATAAACGTAATAAATAAGATGTCTCCTTCGTACATTAGAGCTAGTGGAGGTAGTGACTCGCGACTAGCATTTCTTTTTATACATATAAAATGAAAGGTTTCATTATGGGATTT